GGTATCAAACCTGGTGAGGTGTGGATTCAGGCTCACCTGTCGCAGTTGAGGGCCACGTTCAAGGAGTTGGTGGGCTGACATGGCGAACAAGAGAACTGTTGATCCGACCGCGTCTGAGGCTTCGTCACAGATTGTTGGTATCCGTATGACCCCGACACAGTTGAAGCAGATTGCTGAACTGTGTGACAAGTTGGGGACGCAACGGTCTGCCCTGATTCGTGACCTGGTGCGTCATGCGTACAACACCGAGTTCATGCCGGAGCCGTGGTGATGGGTCGTTACGGTGATTACGCGGATGACCGTTTGCCGAAGGTGCAGCGGGCGATGGCTGATGATGTGACTTGGGGTATGACCCGTGACATTGCGACGTGGGCTGAGAAGGTTGCGTTGCTGGAGGAGCGGTGCCGGGAGTTGTCTGCTGAGGTGGCTCGGTTGTCGAACGAGTTGGCGAGACGCTGTGAGTAAAGCAAAGCAGAAAGGCACCGCTGCTGAGACAGCAACGGTGAAGTACCTGCGTGAGCATGGTTTCCCGTATGCGGAGCGTCGCGCCTTGCATGGCACCGCCGACAAGGGGGACATCACCGGGTGCGGACCCATCGTGTTTGAGGTGAAGAACCATGCGAAACTGGATTTGGCTGGCTGGATCAAAGAACTGGAAGCTGAGATGGTGAACGCTGATGTCCAGCTTGGTGCTGTGATAGCGAAGAAGCGTGGCACCACCAATGTTGGTGACTGGTATGCGGTCCTCCCGGTCCGTGTGCTGGTCAAACTATTGAAGGAGGCAGGGCTGTGAGCGACTGCGGATGCGATTACATCGGGGTGGCAAGATGCCGCTGTTCCGCCAGGTTTGATGACCGATGTGATTACTGTGACTGGTTGTGGGACCATGACTGTTTTTTTGAACATGACTGTCCCAATGTTGAAGGGGAAAACGAGGATGACGAAACAGCATGACGGCTATGTGCATGGTGTGGCCCGTTACAGGCAGTACGGGTGCCGATGCGATGACTGTGTTGCCGCGTATGCGGAGTACCGGGCGAAACTGAGGAAGTATCCGGAGCAGTCGTTCACGATTGACCCGGAACCGTTGATCAGGTTCATTGAGAAGCATGACGGTCAGCCGATGCCGTCCACTCAGCAAACGTTTCTGCGTTGGCGTGAGAAAGGTGTCGACATTTTTGTGGCGGACCGGCATTGTGTGAAGCGTGGTGTTCACCCGTTCGAGGTGTACGGGTCCGAATGGTTCGAGTTCGGGGAGGTTCAAGATGCAGATTGTGGTTGAACTGGACGAGTACGAGCTGGCTCACGCGGCTATGGCTGGGTGTCAGCGTCGTATCGCCTCCATCTTGAAGGCCCGCCCCCAGGTGTATGGTGCCGGGGAACGAAAGAACTATTGGCAGATTGACATCATCGGGATGATCGCTGAGTATGCGGTGGCGAAAGCGTTCGACAAGCATTGGCAGCCTGCAACGAATCAACGGTTGTCTGATTTGCCTGGGGATGTGTCGTACTATCAGGTGCGGTCCACGGAGCATCGGGACGGTCATCTGTTTATTCATCCGCAGGACAAGGATGCGCCGTTCATTCTCGCAATCGTTGTTGAACGTCATGTGTTGTTGACTGGTTGGTTGACCCGGACGGAGGGGTTGCTGGTGGGGGAGAACCGTTCTGCGGATACTTGGTGGGTGCGCCAGGACCAGTTGAATGGGTTTGAGTTGTGGCCTGATCCGGTGGCGTGGTCGGACATGGTTCGTCCGAAAGGCTAAACTCTCCTAATCCGTTACACAGTTAGGAGTTGTATGGCCTGAACTTTGCCCTGTCCCCCGTCGAAAGGAACCCCATGCGAAAAACCGCTGCCGTTCTCACCCTGTCCCTGTCCACCACAATCCTCGCATTGGCTCCTGTAAGCCCCGTAGACGCGAGCAAACCCGCTGACCGCACCTCAGCCACCCCGGAAACATCCCGGCGTAAATACGGTGCCATCCTCCCCGATAAGTATTACGATACGTTGGCCCAGTGTGAAACCGGAAGCAACTGGAATCACAACACCCGCAGTTACACGGGCGGGCTAGGCATCTACAAGCCGACGTTCAGGCGGTGGTCGAAGTATCACTCCGCCCGAGGACTCACCCCCCGCCAACAGGTCAGGGTCGCAGACGCAATCGCGTTCTCCGGGTACACCACCCGCGCAGGTGAACACGTGTGGAGAGTCGGCCCCTGGGGATGGGGCTGCGTCCGCCACTCACCCACCCTCCAAGGATTCATCTGCCGATCCAACCACCCCAAAGTCCAACGCTGGAAACGCGGATGCTAGAAAGGAATATATGAAGGCGGAAATACTTGTAGGAGATGTCCGAACACGAATGTCGGAAATACCTGACGGCTCAGTGCAATGCGTTGTCACGTCACCGCCGTATTGGGGGCTGCGTGATTACGGCCATGACGGTCAGATCGGTTTGGAACAGACACCGCAGGAATACGTTGCAGAAATGGTGGCCGTGTTCCGTGAGGTGTGGCGGGTGCTGGCCGATGATGGTGTGCTGTGGCTCAATCTTGGAGACTCTTACAAACCGGCGGGCAACGGTTCAACAAAAAAAGGCTTGAATGAAAGGTACTTCGGCAAATCATTTTCTAATGACAAACAAGGAGCAGAAGAAAATCATCTTGATAGGTCACGTTTTTCGGCTCATGGCGTAAAACACAAAGACCTAGTTGGCATACCGTGGCGTGTTGCGTTCGCCCTTCAAGACGACGGCTGGTATCTCCGGCAAGACATCATTTGGCACAAGCCCAATCCAATGCCGGAATCAGTCACAGATCGCTGCACAAAATCCCATGAGTATGTGTTTCTGTTGACCAAAAACGCCAAGTATTACTTCGACGACAAAGCAATTGCCGAACCAGCCAAAACAAAACCTGGCGCAACATGGCAAGAACGCAAAGCGGCAGGTGCAACAGCCGGAAATGTCATACTCGGCCATCCGACGAGAAACGGGACCCAACGTGTCGTTCACGGGAAAGGGGTCACAAGCAATCTAACTCGACAAGATGGCAAACGTAACAAGCGAAGCGTCTGGACAATCCCCACCCGCCCATTCAAAGGCGCACACTTCGCAGTCATGCCCGAAGCACTTGTAGAACCGTGCATCCTTGCCGGGTCCCGACCGGGAGACACCATCTTTGACCCGTTCACAGGGTCCGGCACCGTCGCAGTAGTAGCCCTCAACCACGGACGCAACTACATCGGCACCGAACTCAACCCCCAATACGCCAACATCGCACAAAACCGTATAACAGAAAGCGGTGGTGGTCTGTTCACGGAAATAGTGCTACGGTAATCCACAGGCGGTGGACAAACCTGGGGGCAACATGGAACTACCCGCATACCAAGTCACAAAACGATTTTGGACAAAAGTAGAAATCCTCACCCCCGACGAATGCTGGAACTGGCAAGGATCACTACGCGGCGACAGCTACGGACAATTCTACGCCTACGGAAAACACCGGGCAGTCCACCGATTCTCCCACTTCATAGCCACCCTTGAATGGCCGCCAGTGGTCAGACACAAATGCGACAACCGCACCTGTGTCAACCCCCACCACCTCGAAGGCGGCACCCAAACAGACAACATGAGAGATGTCATCAAACGCGGACGGCACCGCAACGCCAACAAAACCCACTGCCCCTACGGTCACACCTACGACACAGCCAACACCTATACTCGCCCGAACGGGTCACGAGAATGTCGGCAATGCAGAAGGGACCGGAAACATGAAACACACCGTATGGCACTGCCCGAAATGTGGCATACAAGTCCGTTTGTATGTGACACCATCCCAAACGCCGACACACCCTTGTGCTAAGAAATCCCGGCAAACAATCCCGCTACAACAAGTAGCCGCAACAAAGGGGAACCCCCAATGAACAACAGCATCACCGTCCACGGCAGAGTCGGGCAGGAACCCGAACTCCGGTTCACCCCGTCAGGGATGGCCGTCATCGAGTTCTCCCTCGCAGACAC